GACTAAAATGGTACTTTACTAAGGACAAACCAAATGGTATGCCTGACCTTACTAAAGTTAAGATCAAAGGCAAAGAGACCTGGGATGATAGCGATAGGATGGAGTTCTTGGAGAACTATGCTAAGTCACTTTTTGGTGGTAGCAAGGCTGAACCAATAGAAGAGGAAGCACCCTTCTAAACAATAGACAAGGTTGGTGTAATCGGGAATGAATACCGACTTGGGTAGCATCCGCAAAAATGCGGAGATATGGGTTCGAATCCCATACCTTGTCCTCACTATTAAAACAAATACTATGCAAAATTTCAACATTGACATCAACAAGGGCAGGATTGAGTTTGTAGACAATCGGTTCTACGCCACAGAGAACGGGAACTATGTCCCATCAGTTACCACAATTTTAGATGCATATCCAAAGGATGCAGCGTTTTTCAAATGGTTAAAAGAGGTTGGCTCTGATGCTGACACCATTCGTGATGAGGCAGGTCGCAGAGGCTCACTTGTTCACGAGCTGACAGAGCAGTACGATCAACACCAAGAGGTGACCTTTGTCAACCAATATGGTAAGCCTAAGTACAAAATGATTGAGTGGGCAATGTTTGAGAGATATGTTGACTTCTGCAACACTCAGAACCCAAGAATGAGAATGATGGAGATGCACTTCTCATCAGATGTGCTTGGGTTTGCAGGCACAGTTGATAGAGTGCTTGAAATAAATGGAAAGGAGTACTTGGTTGACATCAAGACCTCCAACAATATGCACAACTCGTATTGGTTACAACTCGCAGCTTATAATAAACTGCTGAAGGAATATGATTATCATGTTGAAGGGGTAGCTATTCTTTGGCTGAACGCCAAGACCAGGACTGCTGGCAAAGGTGGTGCGATACAAGGTATTGGATGGCAACTGCTCACCAGAACACTTGAAGAGAGCGAGCAAGATTGGAAAACATTCCAAACAACATTTGACCTTTGGAAGTCAATCAACGAGGACATCAAGCCAAAAAGAACATCTTATCAATTAACACATAAGAAAAATGAAGGATAGAATAGTAGAGCAAGTGGTGAACAAGTTCAACGAAAGGTCGCAAAGGGGTATCACAAAATACGGATCAACCTTAGAAAGAAATGACCTTGATGTAGTTGATTGGATGAACCACTTGCAGGAAGAGTTAATGGATGCAATCCTATATTTAGAACGTATGAAAAAGGATATCAATGGGTAGTAGTGTTGTTAGCTTTATCCATCACCTCAAACTTGCTGATGAATATGCAAAGGATTTCGTTCGGTCAGCACCAGGTACTCGTGGAGCAGTCATCTTTGACAATTACTCTAAAAGGCTTGCTTGGATATTCAGAGATGTTGTGACCTATCCTCACTTTGGAGAAGAAGTGAGAGAAGGGATGAGAAAAGAGATTGCTTCTGATGCTTTTTCCTACGATTCCTTGACCGAGAAGCTGGCACTACTTAACCCAGAGCAAAGGGAGAACCTTGATATCTTACTTGATGATATACTTAGAGGAAAGTCACTTGAAATAAATATTATATGACACCTTACGAACTTTGGCAATTAGAGAAATATGGCAACTATTACGAAGAAGATGAAACGCAACATGATGTTGAACCCGATATGGGTGAAATGTAGACTCTGCAAATCATTATACACTATAACACTAAAAAAACAATCACTATGTCCGAAATGCAACTGCCTAAATGGGGCGACCTCAACATCAACGAAAGACACAAACTACTTGGGGAACTGATAGATGCCATGATCTACTCTGGCGAGGCTGTACAATACCTCAAAGTAACTGTGGAGCAGTTCCGCTTGATGGGTTACGTTAGGAGCGTTATCTTACCTCAAAACGAGTTAGATGAAGCTTAGAAATTACCAAGAGGAAATAAGCAATAAGGCGGTCAAGCTATTGCAAACGTACAAGATTGCTTACTTGGCTATGCAAGTAAGAACAGGCAAGACCTTGACTGCCATCGCTACTGCTCATAAGTTTGGTGCTAAGTCAGTTCTGTTTGTTACCAAGAAGAAAGCTATCTCAGATATTGTCAACCAATTTAGTGGGAGTGCGATTGAGATGGGGATTTATGTCACCAATTATGAGCAACTTGGTAATGTGCATGAGACTTTTGATCTCATTATAATTGATGAGGCGCATAGCTTGAGTGCATACCCAGTGCCATCAGCAAGGGCGAAGGAGTTGAAACGCATCTGCTTTGGAAAGCCTATCATTTACCTTAGTGGTACACCCAACCCTGAGTCGTTCTCACAGCTTTATCATCAGTTCTGGGTGAGCAGTTACTCACCATTTGACCACTATCCCAACTTCTACAAATGGGCGCAACAATTTGTTACTGTGAAGAAGATGAAAATAAATGGGCAGTCATTCAACAACTACGATACTGCTGACCAAAAAGCTGTCATGGAAGGGTGTGGCCATCTATTCCTTACGTTCACCCAAGAGCAAGCAGGCTTCGAGTCACTTGTCAACGAACACATCCATCACGTTGAGATGCTTGAGTCAACCTATACTCTTGCAAATAGGCTTAGGATTGACAAGATAGTTAGAAACAAAGAAGGGCAGGTAGTGCTTGGGGATACGGCTGTAAAGTTGTTGCAAAAATTGCATCAAGTGTATAGTGGTACTGTGATTGTTGATGAGCCAGAACGAATCGCAAAGGTGGTTGATTATAATAAAGTGCAATATATTAAGGACAAATTTGTGGAAATGAAGATTGCCATATATTATAAGTTTATCGCAGAGGAAATGGCGATTAGGTATGTTTTTGGCTCAGAAAACTTGACAACAGAGGCAACTGTGTTCAACGAGTCAACCAATTTAGTGTTCATTTCTCAGATACAGAGTGGTCGCGAAGGGGTCAACATCTCAACTGCTGATGCGCTTGTGTTCTTAAATATTGACTTTTCAGCCGTAAGTTACTGGCAGGCGCGCGCAAGAATACAAACAAAAGATCGTGTAAAAGAGGCAAATATTCATTGGATTTTCAGCAAGGGAGGTATTGAGGACAAGATATATGAGGCTGTCATGAACAAGAAAGACTACACAACTTATCACTTTAAAAAGGATTTCAATATATGAAAACATTCTTTTATATCCTAACGATAATTTATTTTTTCATCGTATCTATTCCCATTTTTATCATTATTTTTATCGCCTCTCACACATTTTATACACTTAAAAACTTAATGAGTCATAAATCACACTTTTTGAGTTTAATAAAATGTAATATAAAGTAGTAATACACCTTTAAAATAAAAACAATTAAACTATGCATCAAAAAATTACTAACTCAATTACTGAGTACATCAAGGGCAACTTAGAAAGGAAGAACGTAAGATGGTTGCTAAAAGACAATGAATGGATGTTTGAAATCTATCCTAAAGTTTGGGGATCAGAGGAGATGTTTGACCTGTATTACCCAAGCTACGAGTACGTTAAGTTTAATGACAAAGGCACAAACCCAGATAAAACTAAGATAAAATGACCCACGGATCACTATTTTCAGGCATAGGTGGGTTTGACCTGGCTGCTGAATGGATGGGATGGGAGAATAAATTTCACTGTGAATGGAATACATTTGGGCAAAAAGTCCTACATCACTACTGGCCACAAGCTGAACAATTTACTGATATAACTAAAACCGACTTTACAAAATATGCAAACAGAATTGATATTCTCACAGGAGGATTCCCTTGTCAACCATACTCATCAGCAGGAAAGCGACTTGGTAAAGAAGATGAGAGACACCTCTGGCCGGAGATGCTCCGCTGCATTCAAGAGGTTCAACCACGTTGGGTTGTGGGCGAAAACGTTCTCGGACTTGTTAATTGGTCAGACGGGTTGGTTTTCCACGAAGTGCAAGCTGACTTGGAAGCTGAAGGGTACGAAGTACAACCGTATGTACTTCCAGCTGTATCCGTCAACGCACCACACAGAAGGGATAGAGTCTGGTTTGTTGCCTACTCCAAGTTGTATGCAAATGGATTACGAGGCGAAAGAAGGATGGACTTGGGAGGGGAATTATTGGAGAGACGAAAAAGGGAACAAAAAACAAACAGATTTAACAACATCAGTAAAAATGAAAATGCTCCCTACACCAACAGCAATGGACTCAACCAATGCAACAGCGACAATGAAGTCAACACAAGTAAAGGAGGGTTCAATGCATTCGGTAACATTAACGAGAGCAATGGCAATGGGGATGTTGCCGACACCTACTTGCAACGATTCAACAAATTCGGGTCTACCTTTATCACAAATAAACAGAAACGACAGTATAGTAAAAAGAATACTTTTGATAGACAAAGATGCTGGCAAAACTTCCCATCTGTCTCCCCAATTTGTACTGGAGATGATGGGATTTCCGACCGATTGGACTCTATTGCCTTTCCTAAATGGCGAAACGAATCAATCAAAGCAGGAGGAAATGCAGTAGTACCGCAAGTCGTATATCAAATATTTAAATCAATTGAACAATATGAAAGAATCAACACTCCAAACAAAAATAGTTAAGCGACTAAAAGAAAATGGGTGGTTTGTCACTAAGCTGATCAGCACCTCAACACCTGGGATTTGCGACTTGATGGCAATACGCAAAGGCACAGTAATAATGCTTGAGGTCAAGACTGATAAAGGTGTTGTGTCTGAACTGCAACAATACATGATTGACAAGCTAAATAATATGGGCATCTTTGCTCGTGTGGTTAGGGATGTCTCTGATGTGGATGTGTTTTGTTATAAATTACAATAATTATGAACTACTTACAACTCGGCATCAATACTATCGCTGTAAATGAAAATAAGCAGGCTATTTTTCCTTGGAAGGTCTACCAAGAGGAAATGATAACGCAGGAGGAATTAAGCCGTCAAATGGCAGATAATAGGGCAAAAGGTGTGGCTATTATTTGTGGTGCGGTTAGTGGCAATCTTGAGGTCATTGACATTGATACAAAGTATGAGACATATGACCTATGGGAGGCGATACAATCAGCGATCCCACCTGACTTGTACAAGAAGTTGCACATCGTAAAAACTCGTTCCAATGGCAAACACCTCATCTATAAATGCGAGGTTATTGAAAAGAATCAGAAACTCGCACAGCGATTACCGACATTGGAAGAAAGTAAAAATAACCCTTCCATCAAATCTTACACAATTATTGAGACAAGGGGTCAAGGCGGATATGTTTGTGCGCCGCCTACGCCAGGGTACATCGTGGAACAAGAAGGTATCAATGTCATATCGCTTGATGAACGTGATGTATTGTTTGAAATAATGCGGTCATTTAATGAAATCTTTGAAGAAGCAATCATTGAAGCGCACCAAAGGC